CCCCACCGTTGGTGCTTGTCCTCATAAGGAGATTTGTCGCGGACGCTGGCACGACCTGAGACAGAATGATGATATAGCAATCGTAGGTTGAATTAATGCCCGTGAAACTGATGCTCGACACGGCGGTCGAAACCGTCTGTGTCTGGATCAGCACAAGGCCAGCAGCCGCAAGAGCTTGAAAGCTCGGGGCAACGCCAACGCCGTTCGACAGAAGCGCGGTTCCAGCAGCTCCCGGCGCGGCGAGAGCGACATTGCCAGTGCCGGAGCCTACAAGCACCGAGCCGGCAGTTAACGTGGCAAGCCCGGTTCCCCCGTAGGGAACCGTCAGAAGTCCGCCCGTTCCGCCGTTCGCGAGCGGCAGAACACCAGTGCGGGCATCACTGTCTGCAAGGTCTACAGCCCCCCAGACGGGCGCAGTGCCGTTCCAGACAGCAACCTGCCCGGCCGCAGAGCCGCCCGGCAGCGCCGCATTGAACGCAAAGCTGTCAACGTAGTTTTTATTGGCCGCGTCAGTCGCGACAGTCGGCGTCGCAAGGCTGGTGATCTTCTGGCTGTTCATGGCCAACGGGCCGGCCGGGGCGGCAAACTCCGCGACCGTGTTTGCCAGCGTGGCGACATCGTTCGTGCTGGTGGCCTTGCCTGCCCCGGTGAGCTTCTGGCCGTTCATCGCGACCGCCGCAGCCGGGGCCTTGATCTCGTCCAGCGTCGGGTCCATCACATAGGCAACGGAGCCGTCCGAATACCACCATGCGGAACGGCCCGCGCGAATGACGGCGCCCGTCCCGCCCGAAGGCGTGATCGTCAGGTCGCCAGTGCAGTCATTGCGGACGAGGCGCTTGTAGCTGACGGCGGGGACCGTCACGGTCCATGAGCCCGTGCCCGTGAACCAGCAGATGGGCGCCCGGGCCTCATCCGCCACATAGTTCTGCACATCGAGGGTGTAGTTGCCCGTCAGCGCCTTAAGCAGGAACTGCCCAATGGCCTCGTCAAAGCGGTCGAACACGCCCTCGTTGAGGTGATCACCCCACGCCTCATCGTTTGAGGCATAGGCTTGCTTTTCCGCGCGGACGCGGGTTGTCGCAGTCACCATGTGTCGAGATCCTTACGGCGTGGGGCCGGAGACGCAGGCCGTGGCGCGCGAGTAGCGGGCGCCCTTGTCGGCGCGCTTCAGGTCCGCGAGAGCTTTTTGGAACAGGGTTCCCCAGACCTGTGTGCGCGCGTCGTCCATCATGAACGGAGCGGCCTCAACGAGAGCGCCGTACAGGTAAAGCTCCGGCGCCTTCGCCAAGAGCCAGTTGGTCGTGTTACTGCCGGAAAGCGCGGGGATCTTGGCGTAGTAATTGAGTGTCAGGTCGGCGGAGCCGGGCGGGTACGTCTTCAGCGTCGCCCCGATGATCGTATAAACCTCAGGGACGCCCGAATTTGCATATGCGTAGGTGGCTTCCGCGAAATTGGGCGAAGCCGCCTGTACCGACGTGTTGCCCGACATCAAGCGACGCACCTGGAGGAAGTCGGCGGGCAAAGTCCCCGCGCCATCCGTCAGGGTGATGGTCGCTTCGTCCTCCATGTCGCCCGTTCGCAGTTCGCGATTGAGCCTGCTTTCTGTCAGCGTAATGAAGTCGGGGACCGCAGCCGTGAACTCGCTATCCCCTGTTCGGAAGGCATACGAGATGATGGCGGTCTGGAGGTTGGCGTAGGTGTCGAGAGCCATCAGATGTTGCCCTCGAATGTGCGCAGCTTGCGGTGATCGGGGTCATTCCAGAAGCGCTTGATCCACTCCGTATCGCCGTTGACGCGCGCCTTCATGTAGCCAGAGGAGAAAGCGAGCGGTAGCGGGACGGAGCCGATGACCTGACCATCGCCCCAGCGCTTCCCCGCATTGGCGGAGCGCTCCATCGCGACATCCTCAAGGATGTCGTCAACGGGGATTTCCTTGCGCACGACGTAGTGCGTCCCAATGTCGAGGATATACGTCTTCGTCCCGGTGATCGGGTCGTGACGCAGAAGCTGCCAATCGCCTTCCATGGCGTTCACGCGAAGCTGGCGCGAGTGGCCTTGGCGATGTCTGCCTCCAGAAGCCCGTTGGCCTCGTCAACAGGCACGCGGATGCGCTCGCCAGGGTTCAGCTTCAGGAACACGTCGTCGCGGTCGTGTTCGGCGTGGACGGGTACGTAACCCTTCAACAGCTCCACCTCGACAAGCTTGACGTTCCCCTCTTTCGGCCCATAGGCCGGAGCGCGTTTGGTGTCGGCGTTCAGCATGAGAGTGTCCTAATGAAAAAGGCCCGCCGGGATTGGCGGGCCTTCATGTCGTCAGCAGAGGAGGCAGCTATCAGTCGTCGCCCAGCATGATGCCGGTGACGGTGATCGTGCCGGTGACATCGATGCTCGAATTTGCGTCGATGGTAGCGGCAGTGCCCGACCAGTTGAGCACCATGTCAGCAGCCGTCCCAGTGCCGTTGAGAGCCGCCGTGGTGGCCGAGACGAGCGTGCCCGTGCCGGTGCCGCCTGAAAGCGTGATGGCGATCTCAGGGCAGATGTCGTCGTCCGTCGCGCCGGCCAGCGCGCCGTCAGCCGCAGCGGCCTTGGCAACCGAGCCAACGCCGATGTCGAACACGGCGTCACCGGCCGCGCCCGTCAGGGCCGAGCCTTCAGCGAAGGCCGTGTAGTCCTGACGGGAGCCGAGGATGAGCACCGCGCCCTCATTGAAGTCGAACAGCTTCAAGGCGCCATAGGAGCCCGAAGCCGCCGCGTCCGTCACGGGAATGCGCGCGGCATTCAGCGTGAAGGTGAGGTGGAAGTACGGGTAGCGGACCCAGGAGTTGGTGGAAAGCGCCACGGTGCCGGAAGTCGGAGCCGTGGCGAGAGTGCCGATTGCGCTCGGCAGATCATTCAGGGGCATGGTCGGTTGTCCTTTACGAGACCGAGGTGAGGCCGTTGAGATCAGCGATGCAGCCGAGGGCCTTCTCGTTCTTCACGATCAAGGTGATCTCGGTCTTCATCACGCCGGGCATGGCGTCAGAAGTCTTGGCCACGTCCTTGTCTTCCTGAATGGGGCGCAGAACGCCGACCTTCAGCTTCGCCGGGTTGAACAGGAACGCATTGCGCGTCAGGGTCGAACCATTGGCGATGTCGTAGCGAGCCCACTGGCGGTTCGGGACGACGGTGATGAGCCCGAAGTCGGACTGATACTCGTCCGCCGCCGCATAGATGCGCTGCTGGCCGTTCTTGGCTTCCTTGCGGAACTGAGCGACAGACGAATCGCTCATGAAGCCAGAGAACACGCGCTTCAGGTAGGGGGACACCATCAGGGTGTTGGGCATGCCGCCCGCCTGATAGACGGTCTGGATATTGTCATCCAGAAGCGTCTTGGTGAAGGCGCGCTTGGTGCCGTTGGTGGCCGCGACCACCAGGCGGGTGCCGCTGTTGAAGCCGCCAGAGGCGCCGCCAGAGCCCAGACTGTCGTTGGAAGCGATCCACGCACGCAGGCCACCAAGCTGAGCCGGAACCGAGCTGGAGCCAGCAACCGAAGCCTGGTTGGACGAGATCGTAACCTCGATGTCCGTCCGCAGTTCAACGCCGCGCTGGAGCTTGGCCTTGTTGTAATCGGACTTCGGACCCGCCTTGATCACGGCTTCCTGCGTCTCAGCCACGATGAACTCCTTCATCATGATCTGAGTGTAGTTGCCGACCTTCGTGGTGGGATTGATCGCCTTGAAGTCGTAGATGTCGCCCTGCGGACGCTTGTTATTCAGCGTCGGAGTGTCGTTGGTGTCGGTGTTCCACTGCGGGTTGACGCCATCGACCTTTTCAGTGCCGATCATGCTGTAGAGCGGGGTCTCGTCGGGATCGATGTTATCGACCAGATCCGACAGGACCTCGCGGTTTCGGTTCGACTGGTAGGTGTCGAAAGTGTTGGTGATCTGTGCCATTTGGCTGCGCCTTACTTTTCCATAGCGTTGAGGATGGCGAGCGCATCGTCGATGCTGCCGCCGTTGCTGCGCAGAGCTGACATCCGGGATTCAATATCGCTGTTCTTCCGCTCGCCGGTCGTGACGCGGCGCCCTGGGGCCTGCGGCGGGATGGCCTGCTTGACGGGGGCATCCGGCTTCGGCTTCTGGGCCATGAGCTTGTCGTACTTGATCGACTTTTCGAGGATCTTGAAGATCCGGGGGTCGTCGATAGCGTTGACTTCCTTCTCATTGAAGCCCGCTGCCTTGGCGACGGACATCATGTCTTGAAGGAATGTCGTACGAACCTTTTCGTCCTTCAGTTGCGGCATCTCGCGCATGAGGGTTTCATGCGCCTGCATCAGCCTCGCCTCCCGCTCCGCAGCCGTCTCCTGTTGGATCTGCTGCTGACGCTGGACGGCGGCTGACTGCATCATCCTGAGCCGGCCGACCGCTTCGTTGTGCGCTCGTTCCTGCTGGATGGCCGCAATCGGGTCCATCTCCCACGTGTCCGGGGTCGGAAGCGGGGGGATATTGGCTTGAAGGACGGCCATGGCTTGCGGGAGGACGGAATTGAAAACCCGTTCCTGCTCTGCAATTTTGGCCTGACGCGCCTCAAACTGCTTTGCCTGGGCAGACAGTTCTTCGGAGCGCTTGGGGATCTCCCGCAACTCGGCAAAGTTCTTCTTCAGCTCACCAACGGTAACAAACGACCCGTCACGCAGACGGAGTTTCGTGTTGCCGTGGATATTGTCGAAGTCGATGGCTTCGCCTTCGCCCTGATCGTCTTCGCCTTCCCCGTCCTCTCCCGCAGGAGGATCGGTTCTGGCGTCGTCGCTCGCCTCGCCCGCGCGGGGCTCGGCATCAGGCGTTGTCGGAGTTTCGCTTTCGGTCTGTGAAACCTCCAGCGCGGTGAGCCGTTCAGCCGCAGCCTCTACGGTCAAAGGGGTAGCGTCGTCGCCGGACGCACCGGCAACGTTGGCTTCATCAGTCACGTTGGGTTTCCTTCTCTGCCGGGTCTGGGCGCACCATGGCCGGCGGTGAAACGGACTTTACGGGGCCGTAACCCGCTTTCGCGCCTCGCTCGCTGCCGCGTTCACATGCGACATCAGGTTCCGGCGGAACTCTAAAACCATGTTGGCCTTCTCAAGGGCGCGCCGCCTCCGGCGGTCGCCCATGCGGCCAAGAAACCAGGGCACGCTCCGCGCTTCGCGGATGGCCTCTGCCTCGATCTTCTCCAGCGCTTCCTTCAGAAGCGGGTTGTCCATCAGCTCGCGTGCGCGGCTTGCGAGGATGATCTTGTCTTCGTTCAAGAAGCTCACCTGAAGCTCCCGAGCAGCGCCTGACCGCCCATGCCGCCCGGCCCGGCGAACGACTGGTCAGGCTTCTTGTTCTCGCCAAGCCTAAGCAGCGTCTGAAACTGATCCGGCGTGACGCGGTTCGTCTTCTGGAGCATTTCGACCAGCGACGGCCAATCGCGCGCCGTGGACGTGTTGGCGTCGCCCTCGCGGAACAGCGCCAGCGTGCCGTCAGCCAACAGGTCGGGCGCGATGTTTTTCCCGTTCGGGCCGATGACCTTCTGGACGCCATCCTCCTGCCACGCGCTGGGATAGAACGCCTGCATCTGCTGCTTGCGGTCGAGGCCGATCAGCTCCTGCGGGTTCTGGACGAAGGGGCTGTTGAGCCCGGCCTCGACCTCGGCCCGCGCTTGGTTCTTGTAGAAGTCCCAGTCGTTATAGATCGTCTTGCCGTTGGGGTCGGCTACCGGGCGCGGCGCCTGCGGCTCATCGGGGGCGCCCTGAGGGACATAGGGCTTTTCCTCCTTTTCTCCGACGAAGCGCCATGTCGCGTTGTCGCGCTGGTCCATGCCGGAGTTTTCGCCGTAGTTGCTCGCCGGGCCGACGCCGGAGCTGGTCATAGCCCAATAGCCCTTGGCGCCTTCCGGCAGGGTCGGGGCATTGGCGCCCTGATGCATCCACCCGTCCTCGGGGGCGACACCGGGGAGTGACGACCCGGCGGTCAGGGCGCCGGATTTAGCCCACTCGCGCAGGTAATCGGGGAGCTGGTCGGCGGTCGTCGGATACTGGCTTTGCATCACTCGCCTCCCGGCCGGTTAATGTTTGTGTCGGCCTGTCGCATGGCCACCTGTGCGTTCATCGCGTTGGCCTGAGCGGTCAGCTCGGCCTCGATCATCATTTCACGTTGGCGAAGCTCAAACGTCTGGTTTGCCTTCTCGCGTTCAAGAGCGAGCTGCATTTCGTTCTTTTCGCGCGTGGCCTGCATCTCAAACATGTGCTTTTCGCGCATGGCCTCGATTTCGGCGCCGCTGCGCTGCCGCGACAATTCCAACTCGGCCGCCGCGCGCTGCTGTGCCAATTCCGCGTCAGCCTGAGCGGTCATCTGCGCCAACTGCGCCTTCGCCTGAGCCTCCATCATCTTCGGGTCGGGGCGCTGCTGCGCGGCCTGCGACTGCTGCTGGAGGTACTGTTGCAACCCGTCCGTCGTCAGCTCTTTGTAAAACTGCGTCGTGTTCTTCACGCCCGCCACTTCAGCCCGCTTTGCCAAAGCCGCGCGAAGCTCAACCAGACTGGCCAAGGGGTTGTCAGGCCCCATCGCCATAATCGCCTCTTTCTGGTCAGCAATGATGCCAGTCAGCATCTGCACGTCGGACTTGCGCGATCCTGAGCCAAGCCCCGTGTTGATCGACACGTTCATGTCCGCGTTCCAGGCGCGGGGGTCCATCTCAACCCACTTGTCGCGCAGCATGATGGTGCGCGGGCGATCTTGGTGCTTGACGATAAGCTTGAGCAATTGCCGGAACAGGCGCGTCATGCCGTTCTCGGCAATATTGCGCGCATACAGCTCGATCTTGGACATGGCCGCAGCCTGCCCCGCCTCAACGCCCGTCGCTGTCTGGTTTGATAGAGCCTCAGGATCGAGAGCCATGGACGAGCGCGAAACGCCCGTGCGCTTCTCAAGCACCTCATCCATGTACCGCATGAAATCGACCGCCTTGTCAGCGATCAGCGGCGTCTCAAGCTGCTCAATGGCGCCCGCCCCCCTGGTGCGCACGGTGCGCCCGGCGGCACGGTCCAGAACCTCGTCAAAGTCCTCGATCAGATCGACGTTGACCGCCTCTCCCGGCTCCACGACCTGATAGATGTTGTCCAAGCCCTTACGAAGCAGGACGGTTTTGACATCCTGAACGTCCTTGGCCTCGTCATAGATCGACCGGCCGCGCCAGCGATGCGGGATCGGCATCGGTACGAGATCCGAGAACGGGAGATCGTCACCCCACTCCTCGTTTTCGAGCATATTGCGCTCGCCAAAGCCGCCGGCCATGACGACCTTGCGCAGCTCGGACACACCGTCGCCGTCGTAGTCGATCTGGATATAACACTCATAGACATCCACTTTCTCAGTGGATTTGTCAGGATCGGTGCCGCGCCAGCCACCAGCCGAAGGGTCGCGAGCCGAACGCTCGGACGCCTCGTCAAATGCGTTGCTGGTCGAAAGGCTGTAGACCTTGTCCTTTTTGTACCCCTGTTTCACAAGGTCGGAGCGTGTCGCCGTGTAACGGTGCCCGCAGAACCGGCAGTTCTCCTCATCGAGCTTGGTCGCGTCGCGCTCGATCAGGAACTCCTCTGACGGCAGGCACATAACCCGCAGTCTGCCCTTCATCGTCACGCGCTTTGCAACGACATCGTACAGGACCAGCCCCTCAAGCGAGGGCTTCTCCTCCTGCTCGACAATCTCCAATTCGGGGTCAGAGGTAAGCAACAGAATCTGCTCGTCAGACAGGTTCGAAAAGCGCTCGGTGCGATAAACAGGCGTATCGTCCCACCAGTGCTTCAGGATGCCGTTAGCCAGAAGCAGGCCATCATCCAAGGCATCGTTGATGACCTGATATCCGTTGCAATCGCGCATCAGGACGAAGTTGATGTAATCGGTCGCCTGCTTGGCGAACTCCTCGTCCTGAGGTGTCTGCGGCTCATAGGTGCCGATGGTGTCGGACGACAGGAACACGCGCGCCATGGAGGGCGCGATCCAGCCGATGGTGTCGTTCACATCCCGCGAAACGACAGACGACTTGCCCGGCGGTGTCGGGAAGTCGAGCATTTCGCCATTGCGGTATTCGAAGGCACGGCGGCGCTGCGTCGCCATGTCAGATCGATCATAGCTGATCGCCTGCTGGATCTGCTGATCCACCAGGGAGGCCAGCTCGCTATCGGACATCTTTGCCATTAAACAACCCAGCGCCGGTCAGGCGTTTTGAATGTCTTTTTCTCTTCGGGACGCGCAAACCGCAGCATCATCATCGCGTAGCGGCTGGCAGACATCAGATCGTCCATTTCCTTGACGACCTTCCCGTCTTCGCGGTGATACAAGCGGAACTCGTCAAACCATTCCGTCAGGTGCTTGAACACCTTCCACCGGCCCGTCTGCATGCGGTCCAGCATTTCGAACAGGCCGGCCTCGACACCGTTCGTCCCGTCTTGGAACGTGGCGCGCTCTTGCAGCAGGCTCAGCCCCTGGTCGCGGTATTGCTTGGCAAGCTGCTCGCCCGAGCCCTTGTCATGCTGCAAGCCGTCATGCGGCCATGCCCACGGGATAGCGCCCCAAGGCTTCAGCGCAGCGGCGTGGAAGATGGGCGTCGCCTCACGCTTCCGATACGCCTTGGTCACGTACACAACGTCTGCGTCGCGATCCCATGCTAGTTCGACGGCGGCGGTCGGGTGATCCCAGCCGAAGTCAATGCCGCCGATGCGAGGCCAGTGGGGCGGGATCGCCTTGGCCTCGACCGTGATGTCTTCCTCTGGCACCGGGAAGATGCGACCAGAGCCGAGCGTCGGAATGCCCTTGGCTCGCGCCTCTCGTTCATGCGCCGGATAGCTGGCGACGATGCGCTCCCGCTCCTCCGGGGTGTAATGCTCCGCGTCGTCAATCGTCATGGTCGTGACGGCGCGGTCCTTGGAATCCTCCATCAGGAAGCGCCTCACAACCTCGGACATGCCGAGCAGCGGCGTGAAGGTCATGAAGACCATGCCGCCCGTGGCGTTGGTTCGCGTCAGGCCCTCGGTATAGATGTCGGACGGCGGCTCCTCATCGAACCACACCCAATCGAGGGTTTCGCCCTGCCACTTCTCCCGGCCCTTCTCATAGCTCTTGAGGCCGATGATGCTATTTGAGCCTGAGACGTGCTTGACGACGATGCTGTCTGCGAGATCGGGCACACCACGAGCCGACTGGACGTCCACCAAGCAGTCCTTCGGGATGGCGCCCGTCCCATGCGTGCCAGGACGGCCAACCAAGATCCTCTGCACCGTGTCACGGGTTGTCTCGCCCGTGATGCCAGCAGCCCAGCCCATTGTCGGCTTGTCGAAGCGCCGGCCTGTCCACCAGTCGGGATAACGTCCCGTTGCGTGGATCGCCGCTTCAAACCCGCCTGCGATTGTCTTGCCGAGCTGATTGCCCGCGATGAACAGCCGTTCTCTCGTCAGGCCCTTGGCGTGAAACTCTTTCTGCTTGGCGTAAGGCCGATAACGGATCAGCCTGTTTTCGCTAATGCGCCGTTGGAGTGTCGCTTCGCTCGCCTTCAGCAATACCGAGAGCTGAGCGGGCGGCAGCGACAAGAGCTGCAAGCTCATCGTCTGACATGCCTTCGAATGCGTCGTTCTTGATTTCGAGCTGCTTCGGAAGGATCGACGCGATGACCTTCAGATATTGATCCGGCTTTTCGGTTCGAACGGCCTCGATGACCTGGGGGCCGTGATCCATGAAGTCGGCGTGCAGTGCCTCGATGAAGGCCTCACCGAGCTTATTGCGCGATCCCTTGGGCCGTCCTGCGGGGTTTGGCGACACGCCCGGCTTGAATGGAACACCGCGCTGTTTAGGCGGTGCTTTATCAGCGGCCATCACTCACACAGCAGGGCGCACCTACTGCCTCTTGGGTTGTTCGCTTTGACCGGACGCACCGGGCTTGGCGATGGGTTAGGTCAGAAAATCATCTCATCGTCATCGAAGCCGAGCGGCGTCGCATACGCCGGGCGGCGAGCCCCATGGAATCTTTTCAAGCCAGTCATTTGTCGTTCTTTTGAGCGTTCCGGAGTCATTGCTTCAGCACAGATGCGGCTGATCGTCTTGTCAGAAACCTTCAGCCGCTTGGCAATGAAATTGACGGACATTCCGCCCTTGTACAGTTCGCGGATGTTGGCCTCGCCCTCCGGCGTAAACTTGCGCGCAAATAGCGTGTCGCCGTTCAAGCTTTTGCGAACCCAGTTTGTCATCGCTTATCCCGGTTAATGCCGCAGAGCCGAGCGAGCGCGTCCCAATGCAGCTTCGAATCTTCGTCTGCGGCGATGATGGCTTGAAGCCGGCGCTCGACCTCGGCCTCTGTATCGAACGTCTGCCTGAGAACGGCGCGGTGACGCTCCTTGAAGTCCTCAGTCACTTCTTGCCGCCCTTGGGCTTCATGCACTTGCCGGCTTTCTTGCAGGCAGCGGGGGATTTGCATCCGGGGCAGGGCTTCATGGGAGGCTCCAATGCAAAAAGCCCCCGCCGATGTGGCAGGGGCTGATTCCAATGCGTAGCAGTCAGGGTGCAATCGCTGCGACGCCCGACCGATACCGCACCCTACGCTGCCGGCCTGATTTGGTCAAGCGTCACGCGCACCTTTGTAGCGGCTCCAAACATCTTCATCAGCAGAATCACGCGCTCATCGTCGCCAGCGTGCAAGACTGTTGCGTGGAAGCCCTCCCAGATGTCATCAACCACCAGCACGGTATCGCCTTCCTTGAAATGCTCGGACGCCTTCTTGGCAATGCGAGTGCGCTCGGCTTCGTTGATGGCCTGAGCCTTAGCCTCGTCCCACACGCCTGCCGCCTGCATGTCGCTGAGGGCGTAGACAAGCCCGCCGCCGACGAAGGGGATGTTGCCATTGTCCAACGTGAGAGGCCGCCCCCAGAGGCAAGAGTTGAGCGACTTGGACGCGCCTGGCTTCATCCCGACGAACACATAGCGCGGGAACAGCGGGACATGCTTGATCGTCTTGGATCTGCCGACGCGCACCCACTTGGTCACGCATGGGCAGTAGGCGGCGTAGCCATCGCGCTTGAGCTGGGCAACAGCGGCCATCTCCTGCTTGGGGCCGGTGTGCATGATGGTCCACTTGCCATCGGTGCGCTCAGCCAACGCAGCTGGGCGCGGAGGCCCTACCAGTTCCTTGACGGGTCGGTTCTTATAGGAAGACGCAACGCTGTGAGTGTGAGAGGACGGCTGCTTCTTGTTCCACAAGCTGTGCATCTTGCCTTTCATGAGGATCAGGGCTCCTTGTGGTTTAGGACGCGACGAACGTTGGCGCGGCGGTTCATGCGGTCACGGGCCTTTCGACGGAGGGGGAGGAAGGGGCATCCAGTGGGTGACGGTCTGCGTGAGGCCGCCAAAATCCCACCGCGTTGCGTCAGGCGGCTCCAAGTACGCAGGAGCGTTCTGGACAATCCGGGCCTCTGCGCCGGCAGGGTATGTGCACCACCCGATGATACGGGCGCCCCGGCAGGTCGGCGCCGTTCTGATGTCCTGCCACCCTGCCTCTGCTTTATCGAGCCGGGCGAGAAGGGCGCGGACTTCAAATGCGTACAGCTCGACAAAATGGTCGAACCCCATGCTTGCCTGCTCCCTGATCTCGGCAAGATTCTCGTCAGAAATGGGCTCGCAGCTCATGCTCACGGCTCCTTCGATTTCAGGGCGCGGACAAATTCGGGAACCCATGCAGGCGAAACGCTGCCGATCTCGTTTTCGATGCCAGCCGCCGCCCTCTCCAGCGCCTCGTCCTCTGCGGAGCGGATGGCGGCGGCGATGAGGGATTCTGCCATCATCAGAGGCACCTCCAGCTCATCATTCATGTTACGGTAGGTCGCATCGTCAACAGCATCAATGATCGCTTTCGCCCTCTCCTCAGCCTTCATGTTCCTGTCTCCTGTGGGGGGAATTTGAGTGCGCATCCGCTAGGTTCCGGCCAGAACTCATCAATGCCCCCGCCTAGGCGAACTCGATGAGACGCCATCGGGGTAATTGTAATCGTGCCAATCCCCGCCAACCGCACCCAATACGTTCCTGCTCATGTTTGCCCCCAACGAGCTACCGCCGCCGAGTTCCACCATTTGAGGCTCGTTCTCTTGCTGCCACGTCTTGAACGAGCGCAGGATGTCTATTGGCGGCCAGAATCCGCGAAACTGGATTGCTCGATCATCAAGCGTAACCATCGCCGGAGGCTTTTCCTTCGGCCACTCAACCAGCCCAAAGATGCGGTCGGCTTCTTCGCGGTCCATCCGCTTGTAAAGCTGAGAACGGAGCCAGACCTGCATCGCCTCAATCCCCATGGGCTGCCCTGAGCGGGACGAGAAGATGGCGACGCGGAACGCCTCGACGGCTTGCGCCAAGAACTCTGCGGCTCCATCAGTCATCGGGTCAGGAATGACATCAGCGCCTTTCCAGCCGCTATCGTAACGATGGATCACGCCGTCGAAATCAAGGCATAGAATTGGTTTGCGGTCGCTCATGTCTTGCTTCCCTGTTGATGGGTTCTGGCCGGAACCTAGCGGATGCCACATAAAATCTAAGCCGCCCTCCCCGCTTCATATGCGTCGAACTGCTCTCCCGGATCGGGGACTGCTACGCGGTCCAGATGATCTTTGTTGAATGTCGCAAGGGCTTCCGGGGAGAGGCGGTAGTCGCCGGACTTCAGCTTGGCGGCGGCCTGCTCCACTGCGGCGTCAAGCTTGGCGAGACGGGCCGCAGGGACGGCCTCGCGGTCGGTGATGATCTCCCCACCGACCTTGTGCCGCCCGTTGTCCTTGCGCCACTTGCCGACCAGAGCGTCGATGCGGGCCTGCTCCTCTGCGGTTCGCTCGCCATCCCCAGGTGCTGGCAGAGCCTTCACAGGCTCCGGCGGGGAATAGAGCTTTTCGAGATAGGCGCAGACGTTCCCGAGCTGCGCAGGGCTGGGCAGGAAGCGCTTGTCGATGTCCGACACCTCGCCCCGGATGATCCGGCGCACGGCGCCTTCGATGGCGCGGATCGAGTAGCCTTCGATGGCGATCAGGTAGGTTCCGACCGCAAGCGAGCCCTCGCCACGATCAGCCGGGAACGCTTCGAACAGGGCGAGCAGGGCAGACTTAGCCGCCGAAGGCGAGGCGGGGATACGATGGCTGTTCTGGTGGTTCATCGGGCAAGATCCTGTGCAGTGCATCGGCTAGGCTGCGGCGGTTGTTGGCTTGGCGATGGGGAGGACCGGGGCGGGACAGCGAGATCGACCAATCGCTTTCCCAGAGCTGGCCGTTGAGCCATGCCTCTGCGGTCTTGACGAACTCGGTGCCGGTTTTGCCGGTGGCGTCGCAGTGGGCGGCGTAGGCTCTGACGCCGGCCAAGATGGCCTCCGGGTCAACGCCAGCCCTGACCGCCTTGCGATATCGGGCTTCGGCGTTCTTGCGGCTGTTGCCGCCCTGCCGGCGGGGGTAGGCATCCCAGACGGGATCGAAACCGACATCCGGCTTTTCGGCAGGGATTTTTGAGATATCCGTAAGGATATCGTTTTTACCCTTGTTTGTAGTATTAGTAGGTTCTGGTTCCGCGTACGTACGCGCGTCTTCCGTATAAGGGGCGCGCTCCGTCACGCTCTGTCCATCAATGTCACATGCTGTCACAGTGACAGAGCGTGACAAGCGTGACTTACGCTGTCGTGCTGCATCGGCTGCGCGCTTCTCAGCTTTGGCCTTCTCCTGCTTGGCAAGCTCGTGCTTCAACAGCGCGGCCATCTGCTCGCGTGTCAGACCTGCCGCGATCATGGCGTCGATCATGTCGGGGCTCATGGCAAAACCTCCACCCTTGCGACCGGCACGATGGTGATGATCCCGTCTATGCGGACGGAGATGCGCTCAGGAGCGGTGGGGCCTGATGCGTGATGAGACAGCACCTCGCCTTCGGCGCGGATGCGGACACGGCGGCCGATGAGGGGCGAGCGGGATTCGGGCTTGGCGGCAGGGCGGCTCACCACAGCCGCCCCCGATCCCGCGCTCTCGCGATCCCGTTGGCGACGGCGGCCTCAGTGGCTTCAAGGCGCCATGCGATCTCCTTGGTGTCGCGGCCTTCGTCACGGAACATGAAGAGGGCGCGATCCTGGGCGAACTCGTCCAGTTCGGATTCGAGCGGCGGGTTTCCGGTCGAACAGAACGATACGGCTGGCCGGCGACGCGGGGTGGCGTAGAGCATGGGGAGTTCCATCATGCCGCTTTCCTCGCTTGGGCGATGCCGAGCTTGCGGTCCATCGCGGCTGTTTCGGATCGGGGAGAGACGCTTTTCGACTGGCAGCGGGGGCAGTAGGACTTGCCCTCGACCGCTGGCAGGCCGCAGAAGAACTTCTCGGAGATCGGCGGATCGCCACGCCAGAGCGGCCAGCGGCAGAGGCCGTCGCGGATCGCCATGATGTCGAGAGCGAGCGGTTGCCAGTCGGCATCGGGCGCGGCCATCTTGCGCTCGCGCTCGTCGCGGCGGGCGATGGCGATGGCCGCGACCTGGGCAGGCTCAACAGAGCCGAACGCCTTGTAGATCGCGGGCACATTGCGGGGGTTGAAGCGCTTCGATTCCGGCTTGGCGACGCGCTGGAGCTTCGCGGCCTTCTGGTCGTTGCTCTGACCGCCGCCCTTTGACGCCGGCGGGATGCGCGTGTCGCCGGCCCGGCGGGCGCGGTAGACGATGCCGGCCACGATGCCCTTGGTCAGGCCGAGATCAACGGCGATGTCACCATAGGACTTGCCCTCGATCGCCAGTGCCAAAGCGGCTTCCTTGACAATCTCGGGGTTGCGGTTCTGCGCGACCGCTGCGAGCTGCGCGGCCCGGCTCATGAGCGCATCTCCGCGAGAACGCCGGGCTGCGCGATCTTGCCGGCGCGGATCATGCGCTGATGCACGGCGCGGATGGCGGCGACACCAGCCGGTTCGGCTTGGATGCGCGTCTTCGGCGCGAAGCGGATCGTCTTCGCCGGCTCGGGCTCAGCGCAGGCGAGGAAAGACAGCGCCGGCAGCGTGACCTTGCCGCCAGCGGCAGCCGGGGCGCTGGTATGCTCGTACTGGCGGCGCTTGACTGTCTCGGGCGAAAGCGGCTTGGCCTCGACAGGCGTCTTGCGGCGGTTGCGGCGCGATTCCTCAGCCTTCCGGCGCTCGCGGAAATTGTTGATGTCGAGATTGAAACGGACCGCGTATTCGCTCTTGCCGAGCGCGCGAGCGGTCATCTGGACCGGGACGCCGGCTGCAATCATGCGGCGGGCTTCCTCTACCCATGGCTTTTCGGTCACTGTGATGCTCCGATAGTTGGCATGGAATGTGCTATCGCGGGCGTGGCGCGCGGCGCGTTGCCCTCGATCGCGTCGAGATAGATTTCGGCAAGGGCCTCGCTTTCATCGGCGGCGGTCGCGTCGATGCGGCGCTTCGCACGCTTGGCGATGGCAGATTTCAGCGCCGCGACCTCGGCTTTGACGGTGGCCTTGTCGAAGCCAAAGGCCTCCAGCTCCGCGCGGAAACCGGCGAAGGTGTCGCGCTTGCTGTCCTGAAGGATTTTCAAGTCCGCATCGTATGCGTCGATGGTGTCCGCGATCTCGCGGGCTCTGGCGGGGGTGACGTTCATGTTCGGCCCCCGCCGATCTGGTCTAACGTCGCCTGGACCGTTGCCAGCGCGCTTTCCAAAGCGCACAGATCGCGATGATCCGAGCCCGCGCCCATCTGCAAAAGAAGCTGTTTTTCATGTTCAAGCCGGGCGATGTCGCGTTGCAGGGCGGCCAGTGCTTCAAGGACGATCCGGTCCCGGATGTCGGACGATACCGACTTCACCCGCTGCCGAACGATGTTGGCGAGGGAGCCGGGGCCGGTCCTGATGCGCCGGGCCACGCGGGACACGGCGTCGTCGAACGACCCGCCTCCCCTCGTCTGCTCTCGACTGATAAGGCCCCGCGACACGCGCGAAACCGCTTCGACCGTGGACATTACGCGACGCTCCGGTGGCTGATTTTGACTGTGTGGCTGGCTGATCGTGCTCGGCATCTCGTGCTCCTGTTGGTGGAGCGGGAGGGCGAGCGATGGAGCGACTGGACACGGTTACGCAGAGGGTCTTGGCGGACTTGCGGAACCGGGTGGAAGGAAAGGCCGGGGAG